AGACGGGGGTGCAGGAGTAGCAGCTAGAGCAACTATACTATCTGGAGCACCAACAAGATCTGTTATGAGTATGGTATCTGATAGAGATAGACATTTAATTATTTTAGGAACTGAAACAACTATAGGTTCAGCATCAACACAGGATAAAATGTTTATTAGATTCTCAGATCAAGAATCTTTAACAGACTATACTGCAACCTCAGTTAACACTGCGGGTTCATTTAGAATAGATAGTGGTACCAAAATTGTAGGTGCTGCAAAAGCAAAAGATTACATATTAATTTTAACAGATACTTCTGCGTACCTTATGCAGTTTGTTGGTCCTCCTTTTACCTTTAGTATTAGACAAGTAGGTTCAAACTGTGGATGCATTGGACAACATTCAATAGTATACGCTAATGGAGCTGTTTACTGGATTTCAGATTCAGGTGGTTTCTTTATGTTTGATGGTACTGTTAAAGCTTTGCCATCGCTAGTAGAAGACTTTGTATTTCAAACTAATGATAATGCACCAGGTTTTAATTTTGCTAATGGTTCAGAAATAACTTATGCAGCCCACAATTCTTTATTTTCAGAGATTTCTTGGTTTTACGCATCCTCTACTTCAAGCTATATAAATAGACAAGTAACTTTTAATTATGCAGAACAAACTTGGACTACAGGCACATTAGCTAGAACAACTTTTACTGACGCTCACTTATTTGATCAGCCTATCGCAACAGAGTTTAATGTTAATTTAACACCTACAACACCAACAATCCAGGGAGTATCAAATGGTGCAAGTAGAGTATTTAATCATGAAATAGGGACTAATCAAGTACTAGCGGATGGAACAACCACAGCTGTTCCTGCATTTATAACTTCAGGCGATTTTGATTTAGATGCTCAAGGTGATGGAGAATACTTTATAAAGCTTAGAAGATTTATACCTGATTTTAAATATATTAATGGTAATGCAAAAATTACAATAACAACTAGAGACTATCCTGCACAAACACAAGGAAGCTCTCCACTAGGACCCTTTACAATTAACTCATCTACGAATAAAGTAGACACAAGAGCAAGAGCAAGACTTGCTGCAGTTAAAGTAGAAAATGATGGTTTAAATGAAAGTTGGAGATTTGGTCAATTTAGATTTGACATACAACCAGACGGAAGAAGATAATGGCTAAAGTACAAGTATTTTTACCTGAACCACCACAAGAGTTTAACACAGAAACTTTTAGACAAATAAATGCAGCAATTGAAACTTTACAAAATCAATTAAATACTTCTTATCAAGAAGAACAGAAAAATGAACAAAACACTTTTAACTATTTTATGTCATGACAATTAGATACAAAAGCGAAACATTTGATTTAACTACAACTAATCTTACTACTATTTTAACATGTCCTGCAGATGCAACTATTATTGTAAAAACAGTGCAAGCTAGTCATAAGGCTGGAGGAGGTGTGGTCTTAGATACTTACTTGCAAAAATCTGGTGGATCAGACATTGAGATAAGCCATGCAACTTTGTCAGCACAATTTACAAATATGGTAAGTAATACCTTAAATATGGAAGCTAACGATATTTTAAAACTACAAGCGGGAACAGCTAATGAGATTACAGGTGCTGTAAGTTATGCATTAATAGATAGATCGCAGGAAAATGGCTAAACAAAAATTCCTACACTTTGAGCCTAGACCAAAGCCTCGTAAGAGGCCTAGACGTCACACTAAGACTCTTAACAAAAGTAAGAAAAGGTGTTATAAAAAATACAACAGACAAGGAAGAGGATAATGACACAAAAAACAGTAATGATTAACGGTAAGGAAGTACCAGTTATTCCAGCTAAGGCGGAAGAAGAAGTTAAGAATAAAAGAACAGGTAAGCTGTATGCTGACAAAGCTGAGTTTGATGCTGATGTGGCCAATAATGACACGGACACTTCTGCGGAAGATTTACAAATAAATCAAAAAATAACAGTTGCATCTATGAGTATCTTTGGTAAAACAAAGGTATAATGCAACCAGCAGGCGGTACCGAACTACAACTAGCTTATCTTAAAAAACACATTAACCAAGGTGTGTTTGATTCCGTACAAATCACTACTTCAGTTCCAGAAAAAATTCCATTAGATCCTGTTAAATCAAATATTCTTTGGCAGAAAAATTCTTACGATCAACCTAATATTCATCCTTGGTTTAAAAATAAAGATAATCATTCTAAATATGATTGGTATGTTTTTAATAGTCATTGGAATTACGAAAACTTTAGAAAACATTTTCAAGTACCTGAAGATAGATGCACGGTAATTAAAAACGCAATTGATTATGATGAGCTACAATTAAAAACAGATTTTACCCCAAAACCTAAACTTAAAATGTGCTATATCTCTACACCGTGGAGAGGGTTAGAAATAGCTTTAGCTGCTATGGATGCAATTAAGGATCCTGATATAACTTTGGATGTTTATTCTAGTACAAAAATTTATGGTAAATCATTTGAGCAAAGTAACGATGATCAATACAAACCCTTATATGAGAAAGCTCAATCTTTACCTAATGTAAATTACATGGGTTATTGTGATCATAAAACTTTAATGAGTAAGTTAAAAGATTATGACGTTAATTGTTTCCCTAGTATCTGGGAAGAAACATTTTGTATCTCTGCTATGGAATCGTTAGCAGCGGGTCAGATTTTAATAACCACGGACCTCGGCGCAATACCAGAAACATGTTGTGAGTTTCCAATTTATATACCTTATACTCAAAACAAACCTAAGTTATCAATACAATTAGCTGAATGTATTTTAAGAACAAAAGATATTTTAAAACAAGATTTAAGTAACGGACTTAAATTCCAACAAGAATATTATAAAAGATTTTATGATTGGAAATATATAGCAGGACATTGGGAAAACTTTTTGAAAGGAGCCATAAGTGTCAAAAGAAATAAATAAAAACCATCTAATGGTTTGCACACCTGTGCATTCAGACGTATCCATTCATTTTATGAGAGCTTGTTTAGACTTACAAAAGGAATGTATTTTAAATAAAACTAAAGTAACATTTCAATTAATGAAGTCTTCACTTGTAACACAAGGGAGAAACTTACTTGCTTCTTCTTTTTTAAATTCAGATGCAGATCAAATGTTATTTATAGATTCTGATATAGAGTTTTCTACTAGATCTGTTTATAGATTATTTAATTGTAAGCATGAGATAAGTTTAATTCCTTATCCAATGAAACAAAGAACTGATAGTAAATTTAGACAAGATTTTGAAGCTAGACCTGACGATGATATAAAAACCATGGGTATGTTGTTCCCTATTGAGTTACCAGATACTAAAAATATTACTCCTGTAGACGGTTTTATTGAGGTTAAAAAAGGACCAACAGGTATGATGATGATTAAAAGATCTGCATTTAATAAGCTTATTGAGCATTATAAAGAGTTAATAATAAAACAAAAAACTATGATGAATGGTGAGTTGGTAGACAGACCAAATTACTTTAATTTTTTTGATACTTATTGGAGTCCAAAAGATAAAACTTATATGGGTGAAGACTTCTTTTTCTGTAAGCTTTGGACATCTATTAATGAGAAAATTTATGCCTTAGTTGACGAAGAAATAAGCCATATTGGAGAACATCATTACACAGGTAAAGTTAAGGATGAGTTCTATAAAATCGGGTGATATTGAAGAATAGCCTTATATAAGTTAAAATAGCATAATAACTGTAAAAAATTATTATGGATCCATTTACAATAGCACTAGCAACCTTCGGCATACAAAAGCTTAGAGGTAAATCTACAAAAAGATCATTAAGAGACGCTGCAATAGCAGGCGGTATAGGCCAAGTTGCAGGTATGGCAGGCTTTGGTTCTACAATGGGACCTAACATGGGTTCTTTCGCACCAACAGCATTTGGTAACACAGGTAATTTTATAGGTAGACAAGCTGCGATAGAGGCAGGTACAGGAGAAATAGCAAAACAAACATTAGGTTCACAAGTATCCCAAGCCGGCGGTGGAATATATGATTTAGGGAAAAATTTAATTGGTAAACCGACTGAATACAATAAAGCTGGAGACATCATAAGCGAAGGTAGTGGATTTAGAGATTTATCTACAGGCGCACAATTAGGGCTAGGTTTTGGAGCAACAACATTATTAGCAGGTGAAGATGAGCCGACAGAAATGCCTGAAGGTACTAAACCTGAAGATTACGCTGAAGCTAAAGTAAAAGCTGATAAACAATTAGAAAATATTTTAAATAAATATGATTATGAAGCAGATGCTGCAGGCGTTAACCAAACTCAATCTCCATACAACTATACAGATAATTCTTTGTATACTTTTAGCAAAGGTGGAATTGCAGAGGTAAAAAAATTTAATAAAGGAGGTATAAATTATTTACCTTCTATGACAGATCACGATAAGCACGATGAAACTAATTACGTTAGAGCAATGGGTTACGTAGAAGATGGTTCTGGAAATGGTGATAAAGATGAAGACACTATGTTAGCTCAGCTAGCGGATGGGGAATTTGTATCAAGAGCAGATGCAATTTTAGGTGCAGGTATTATGGAAGGCGGCGATCCAAAAAGCTACAAAGATATGC